CTGAAAAATTTCGACCAACTAATCCTAAAGATTATATTGGAAACGAAGTATTTAAATCAAGTTTAAACCAATGGATAGAACAACAAGATATTCCACATATCTTATTGTATGGTCCCGCAGGTACAGGTAAAACTACAGCAGCTAAATTAATTATAACTAACCTAGATTGTGATTCAATTTATATCAATTGTTCAGATGAAAATGGTATAGATACAATTAGAGAAAAAGTTAAATCATTTGCTTCTGCTGCAACATTCCGCGAATTAAAAGTGGTTATAATGGATGAAGCAGATTTCTTAACGATTAACGCACAAGCAGCATTACGTAATGTTATTGAAACATATTCTAAAACAACACGTTTTGTATTTACTTGTAATTATATTGAACGTATAATTGATCCTATACAATCTAGAACATCAGTATTTGAAGTATTACCTCCTTCTAAATTAGAAGTGGCTAAACGTTGTGCTACTATTTTAGATGCAGAAGGCTGTAACCGTGCAACTGATGATATTGTAGAAATTGTAAATAAAACTTACCCTGATATTAGAAAAACATTAAACTTATTACAATCGTGTATAGTTTATGATGTTGCAGGAACATTTTTACAATTAAATAAAGATATTGTTAATCAAAAACAATATACAGATCAAATTATTGATTTAATTAAATTAAAAGATGCTAAGGCATTTAATCAAATTAGACAAATTGTAGCTGATTCAAATATAAGAGACTACAATGAATTATATAGAGCCTTATTCGAAAACCTAGATTCATTCCACAACCCAGTGTTAGGTACAATTATTATTGCCGAATCACAATATCAGTCTGTTATGGCTCCTGATAAAGAAATTACTTTCATGGGATGTATCGCAAATTTATTAAAAAATGGATAGTACACAACAACCACAGATGAATCTAGATTTATCTAAAACAACCCCTATTGATACACCTTCAGGTGGAAAAATATGGCACACAGGGATGGTACTTAGAAAAGTATCTAAGTTCATAACTGGAACTCAAGAAGATGCTATTGTACCAATTACAATATTTTATGATCCTGAAACTAATGAAATATTAGAAGATACTTTACCTCAAGATTTAAGAGAAGAGTATGCAGGCACAAAATATAGAAAGATGCAAGATTAATGACAATATTTGATTGGCTTAATGAAATAAGTTATAATAAAAGACCATGGTCTTCATTTAATAATGAGGATCGTGAATCTTTTAATTCATATATGATCAATCGATTTATATCAATGAAAAAGGATTATATTGATTTTGTTAATACAATTCAAAAATATCCTATTAATAAAGAAACACTTTATAATTTTTATTGTAAAATAGTACCAAAAAGAAAAACATTTTTTAGATATATTAAACCTAAAAAAAGTACTTTAAATTCAAATTTAATTACTATTTTAGCTAAACATTTTGAATTAAGTGAAAGAGAGATAAAGGATAATTATCAATTAATAGGAAAAGACTTATCAAAAATTATACTTCAAAATATAGGTATAGATGATAAACAAATTAAAAAATTATTAAAATGAAACAAGAACTTTACGAAATGCTAAAAGCAGAAGCTATAGCAGATAAAAATAAAGCTTTATTAAGCTTAAATCTACTTACTAATCACCCCGCTGGAATTGGAGATCATTCTACAAAAGACTATTGGGATAATGCTACAGAATCACTTAAATTATTGGCTTCAGCAGAAGAAAGATTAGAAACGTTAGAAAAATATTTCGATACTAAGGAAATTATATAGTGAAAGAAATTTACAGGGATTTTATTGGTATTTATGAAAATGCTTTTTCAAAAGAATATTGTCAATATTTAATAAATCTTGGTAAAAAAAACATATCAAATGCAAAAAGTAGAGCTAAGTCTCCTGACAATTTACCTCTTTTAATTTTTGATGATTTATCTTTTAATCTATCAGAGTATATTGATCAAAATACTAAAGAACATTTTTATAATACAGTTTCAAATCTTATAAAAACTTATATAGAAAAATATAAATGTCTTGAATATATTACTAGTTCGGGATATAATATAACAGATTTCAAATATCAAATAACTAAACCATCACAAGGATATCATACTTGGCATTGTGAATATGATGCTTCAATCCCTAAAACGAATTTAAGATGGGGTGTATGGACTTTTTATTTAAATGATGTTGAAGAAGGGGGTGAAACTGAATTTTTATATCAAAGTTATAGATTAAAACCTAAAACTGGAACTTTTAGTATATTTCCTGCATATTATACCCACACACATAGAGGAAACCCCCCTATATCTAATACTAAACATATTATAACCGGGTGGATTGAATACCCACCAGAATTTGTTAATAAAAATGAAAAAAATGACAGCAAAAGAAATACTTAAAAAAGAATATCCATTAATCTATAAAACTTACGTAGAAGTAATGGATGAGCAATTTGAATTATTTGCTAAAAAACATCTTGATTATGGAATGGGTAATGTATCAGCAGGTACACAACTCGCTAATGATGAAGAAAAAGATTTTGCTATGACTGGTTTATGGTATAGACTATCTGATAAAATAAACAGATGGAAAAATATGATATTAACAGATAGAAAATGCCAAAACGAGACATTAATAGATACATTCCAGGATATAACCAATTATGGTATTATTTGCCAAATGGTTTCTAAGGATAAATGGAAATAAATTACGCTACAGATAAAGTTGTATCATTTTCACAATATTCTACTTATAAATCTTGCCCCCATAAATGGTATTTAGAATATGTGAAAGGTTATAGGGATACAAAACCTAACATGTATTTTGTGTTTGGGACCGCTATACACGAAGCATTACAACATTATCTTCAAACTATGTTTGATACATCAGCTAAAAAAGCTGATGATTTTAATTTAAATTTATTCTTCAAAGAAAAAATGATTGAAGAATATACTAAATATAAGAAAAAACATGGTCATTTTGCTACACCAGAATTATTAAATGAATTTTATTCAGATGGTGTAGGAATATTAGATTGGTTTAAAAAACATAAACGTGGTAGAAGAAATTATTTTTCACCTCGTAAACATGAATTAAAAGGTATTGAAGTACCTTTAATAACTAATCCAATAAAAGAAAGACCAAATATTAAGTATATGGGTTATATAGATTTAGTAATCTATAATAAAAATTTAGACGAATATACTATATTTGACATTAAAACATCTACTAAGGGATGGAGTAAATGGGAAAAAGGAGACAAAACAAAACATAATCAACTTTACCTATATAAACAATATTATTCTGAATTATTTAAAGTACCTTTAAGTAAAATAAATGTAGAATTTTATATTGTTAAACGTAAAGTATTAGATTTTGATGATGAAAAATTAAGATCTCCCCACCAAGCATATCGTGTGCAAAACTTCAAACCAGTTGATAATAAGAAACGTTTAAAAGATGCTAAAGAAGATTTTATATCTTTTATAAAAGAATGTTATACAGATACTGGTAACCCTATAGATAAAGAATTTGAAAAAAAAATCGATAAACCGTGTGATTGGTGTGATTTTGGGAAGAATAAAGATTTATGTGGAGCTGCATTAACTCCTGATGAAAAATTTTTTAGTTTTTAAGAATCCATATATTTATATATATAAAAAATAGATTATGATAAAAAAAGAGTTACAACTAACAAGCGTAAAGGTTCATAGACACTTATTTGAAGAATTTAAAATAGAGTGTGTAAAAACAAAATTTTCATTCCAAAAACTTGCAGATCGAGCTCTTTGTTTGTATCTTACAGACGAAGATTTTAGAAAACAAGTTCACAATCAAACTAATTTAACATTAGATAATTAATATTTTATGAAAGAAGGTTATTTACCAAAAGAGGAAAGGAAAAAAATCCTTTTCTTATGTGATGATATCAGAATGCATAGTGGTATTGCTACTATGGCTAGAGAAATAGTATTAGGTACTTGTCACAAATATAATTGGGTTAATGTGGGAGCCGCTATTAACCATCCTGAACAAGGAAAAAGAATAGATTTAAGCCAGGATAGTAGTAATAGAACAAATACTCCTGATGCCAGTGTATTTTTATACCCTCAAAATGGGTATGGAAATCCAGATATTATAAGACAAATAATGAAAGAAGAAAAACCTGATGGTTTATTCTTTTTTACGGATCCTAGATATTGGGAATGGTTATTTAGAATGGAAAATGAAATTAGACAAACTATTCCTATGATGTATCTTAATATATGGGATGATTATCCTGCCCCAATGTATAATGAGGCATATTATGAATCTTGTGATACTTTACTTGCTATTTCTAAACAAACTGAAAATATTAATCGTATAGTACTTGGTGATAAAGGAAAAGATAAAACCATTGCTTACGTTCCTCATGGAATTAATGAGGAAGTATTTAGACCTGTTCTTAATAAAGATGATAAAGATTATGAAGCTCTTTTAAAAAATAAAGAGAGTGTTCTTGGAAATAAAGAATACGAATTTGTTATATTTTTTAATTCAAGAAATATTAGAAGAAAATGTACTTCAGATTTATTAGCTGCCTATAAATTATTCAAAGATCAACTCCCAGAAGAAAAGAAAGATAAAGTTTGTTTAATATTACATACTCAACCTATAGATGATAATGGGACAGACTTATTAGCAGTTAGAGATATGTTACTAGGTGAAGATGATAGTGTAAAATTCTCAGGTGGAAGAATTTCTGCTGAAGCAATGAATCTTTTATATAATTTAGCTGATGTAACGGTTTTACCTTCTTCAAATGAAGGATGGGGATTATCATTAACTGAATCAATGATGGCAGGTACAATGATAATAGCTAATGTTACTGGTGGAATGCAAGATCAAATGAGATTTGAAGACGAAGATGGTAATTGGATTAAATTTGATGAAAATTTCT